TTTTCACCCATTTTCCATCTACGTCAACGATTGGGTATCGTATTTCGTTGTCGTCAGAGTCATATATTTGCGGGGGTATCCGTGTCATCAATCACCAGTACAATGGCCATAATTGTGTCTCCTTTCGCCCACTTGTAATGTTTTTTCTCTAATCATTCTTAACACAGGTTCGGTGGCCGACACGCTGATTCCGAAGTCTTGATCGTCTAATTGAATTAACCCCGTAGACGTCCCGTCGCTTTTTTCAAGGTGCATGCCACTCACTTCAAGTCTTAATGCTTCTAACATAAGCCATTTTGGTGCTCTTTTAACTTCTGCCATTATTTGTTCCTCCTATTTTTTTATTACTTTATTCTTAATTATATTGGTTATCGCTTCTCTATTCCATATTGTTTTTCCATAGTTCATCTTTTTCTGGATTATAATAAATCTTCTTCCTTCCTTCACCTCCAAATACCGTAGCGAAGCGTTCTGTTTCGATTTCGTAGAACGCTTCTTCGTTTGTCTCCTCAGGCACTTCTGTGAGTATATGCTTTACCTGCTTGTTATCAAATAAACTAATATATATCATTTATACCACCTCACATGTTTCGTATTCTTCATCCTCATGCCCTTCTTGCATGGAGCAACTCCATTGATTGAAATTTGGGAAATAGGTACACTGAACTCTGGTTGCACCTTCACTACAAGTGACGGTTGTGCTCTCGTCCTGTTGTGATTTGATATCCATCGTATGTAACCCATTCACACGCAGCACTGGCTACTCTTACATTACCCACGTCACCTGAATTTACACAATCATCAGGTGTTGATGAGGCTTCCGAAGATGTTCCTCCAGCAACCCATAAAAATTGAACATACGTTGCTGTGATTGTCCTGTTTGACGTTACATTGGTATAGTCACCGTCCCAATCAAAAATGTATAGTCTGTTCTCGTCGGGTCAGTTGGTGGTACTGCATTGTCTCCATAATCAACGGTGGTGGTTTTTAATACGTCCCCATCGTAATCTTCAAATATAACCGTTTGGGTTCTGTTTATATTATACCCTACATTCACTACCAACTCCTATGCCTATTGGAATGTCATATGATAAACGTTTTAACTTTGTAACGTTGTATGATGCGTTCACGCCAACTCCTATACCTACTTGAACTGGAATCCCAATTACGTTCAGTTTTCTTGTAATATATTGGGCATTAACACCTACGCCAATTCCCACTTGAGGTGTTACATCTATTTTACGGAGTTTTAACGTTGTATATGATACGTTAACACCTACACCAACATCAACGCGTACGTTGTAATAAGTTATATCTATATCTTCTTTTTGTCCTGCAATGTCATTGTTTTTAAAACCCCAGTACACCGTCTTAGTTCCGTTCGCTGCGAGTACTATTTCGGTGGCATCAGGTGAACTTGTTGTATCAACTATCGCCCAGTTGTCAAACGATGATGATGATGATCCTGACACGTCAATTTGCTGGGTCGTCTTATCGACGGTTATTGTTCCGCCAAAAACTGTGTCATCGGTAATTCTTATATCGGTATCTGTTTGATTGAACTTTTGGTCTGAATAATATAGTGTAAATCGTCTTTCTTCATCGTTGTGAAGCGGCATGATGTCCATTAATCTTTGACCAATTATAATGTTCTCACTGTCTTTAATTGCGTGAAGAGCAAATGTGTAGGCGAATGAATCGTTAAGCCCTAAATATATGGGTCGTGTTATATTTTTGGTTAGTGCATATGGTTGAAAATTCACGTCATCTATTTTCGGATACTCCCCTGTGTCGTTCACAGTTCCGCCAGAAGTTAAATACAGATTGAATGTATCAAGTTTAAAGAGTGGAGCAACGCCGGTGTATAATATTGGTTGAGTCATTTGAGCGTTGTTAATTTCTTCAATTCGCCAACCAGCGATAATTGGTTTCTTCCAAGCGACGTGAAATGTCGAAGTAAAACCGCCGCCGCCCTGCATTATTGACATATGCAAACGCTCGCCTTGAGGATTTGTATACACCCCATGTTTTGCTTTTGTTTCTGGAAACTCGTCCAAAAAACTATTAGCTACGCTTACACCTTTTTCTGTTAAAATTGTATTGTTGTCCACTTTGCTTTCGCTAAACAACATGTAATTTTCTTCAATCACGTTTGTTTGCATTTTTTTTCCTGTAATCGTATATGGAGATGGGTCTCTAGCAATAGACGTGTCTGCGTCTACGTTTGCAAAGTTTTCAGATAGTTCAAACTCTCCAAATGTTCCTGTTGCATATTGAGTATAATTTGCTTCAACTATTTTCTTTCCTTTGGCTGTATAATCAAAAACGCGCCATAGATACTCGTCATCCGCAAAAAACTTGGTTCGATATTCTACATCATTGCCCATCCTGTTCGCCAGCATTCCAACGTTTTGCTTTTGCTTTGTCAAAGCCACTTGACTTGACGATTGAGAATAAAGCATTTGACTCTGTGTTTTGTTGGTTGAATTCAATCTATTGACTATATAATCGACGTCTCTTTTTCTAATATATTGAACTTTTATTCCTTGCTCTTCTATAGAAGCAGGGTTTACCCCCACACCCTCCATGTCATCAGGTATGTCATCAGGTAATGGGTCATCTGGTAATTCATGATAATTTCCTTCTTGCCATTCATAATCAATAGCATATATCAAGTGCCTGATTTGCCTGTCCCAACCGAACCAGTTTTTATCGGTAGTTTCTAGTTGATAAATCCGGTTGCTATCTATGTCGTATTTTACACAATTAGTTTTATTAATACTTCCAAATCTGTTTAATTCACCAGGATCCAAGAGGGCATCGAATTCTTCGTCCGTCAGCACATGGTCTGTTATGTCGACATCGACATATCCCACATGCTCTCTAGCTCCGCCTCTTACAACTTCTCCTCTTGCATATACTTTGTTAATTTGAACAATATTGCTGTCCAATTTATATTCAGCATTATTTTCTCCAACGACATACGTCGACGATCTTGGTCTTATGTATCCGTTATCTGAGGGATACCAATCCACTGTCTGGTCTTCGTATATTGCATTCTTGGCTTGGACTTTTGCTTTGGTTGCATAGTTTATCGAGTTTTGAGAAATATAATAAGTGTCGCTTTCTTCATCAATTAGGTTGTTCCTTGTACTATTAAATTGAGGATACACTATCATTTTTCCTATATCATCAAAATATGCTTTTGGGTTTGCTCCTACACTGTTAAACAAATTAGCCATAATATTGGACATTGATTGACCATCGTATTCTTTCATTGTCATCAATTTATCCAACCACGCGCCTTCTTCTAATACCATCGAGAGGTCGTTATAAAATCTCAGTTCCGCGATATATACATCCAATATCTTGCGTAAAGTCACTGCGTCACCCGTTCTAGTGGTGAATGATCTAGACGCTGGCGTTATTGTATCTAAAAACGCCACTGGCTCAATCAATGATATAGTATGCTGGTAATATCCATCGCTCAACTCTATTACCTCGTCCGCTTGAACTATGTATTGATACTCTTTAATGTCTTGAGAGTTAATGAGTTCGGCTACTGTGTACATTTCATACCTTGTCGACTTACTATTGGACAAAGCCACTTGTGCGTTCTCACGCGTTTCTCGTGCGTTTTGGTTATACTTGATTTTTTCTACGTCTAAGCTTTCCCCTAATAATCTAACTTGTTCAATCAAAAGAGCCACCACCCAATGGCGCTATTCGTTGACCTCGTAAACCATTTTCAATTCCTCTAATGATGTTTTCTCTTTTTCTTTCTTGCACATCACTGTATATTTGTGATCCCACAGAAATTGCTTCGGGTATCAGGGTCAAACCGCCCGTAGCGTACGCCATTACAGCTTTTGTACCCGCGTTTGCAATGTTGCTCATTAAGTTTGCATTTGCTTCGTTTCCGTTAAGTCGCATTTGTTCAACTGTAGTGTTATAAGCTTCTTTCGCAGCATAGGCGGCGTATCCTAACATCACGCCACTTTTAACTGACAAGTTTGGACTTTCCGCAGCTTGACTAGTAGGTGTTTCAGCAGTCAAAGGGGTAGTGCCTTCTTGAGGCTTATTGTGCATATAAATGTCGTAAGCCATAGATTAGCCCCCTTTTATATTTTTGAACGTCAAGTTCAGACGTTCTACTGAGTTATTTTTAAACTCAATTGTCCCGTTTGTTACAAATCCAAAATATTCATACTCAAATGTGCCTTCTTGAACCATTCTTATCTTATACTTTTGATTGAGCGCAAAAGTCAGTGTCATGATTTCTTCTAATAAAGTCGTTTCAATAGCTGTTTCATTATAGTTAGCAAACAACTGCAGTTCCCAGTTTCTTTTTAACCCTTTAGCGGTCGTGTCGAACCTTTTTATCGGGGTATCATTATGTTCTTGCTTGCCCATAATCACATTGGCACTCAAGACATCGATTCTATATTCATCTGTTTCGCCAAAGTCATGGTCTTCATATCTGCCGATATATAATTTCATTTCGTTCCCAAAACGGCCTTTTTCAATTTTAACCACATTGAATGTCAACGCAAATAGTTGATAAAATGTCCCTTCGTATCTAAATATAGCCGCCTTTTGTGGTTCTCTAACCTTAAATGATGTTTTAATACCTTTCGATGTCACCGAAAGTTTGTCTTTTAATCCTTTATATCCCTGCATTAACGATTGGTATCTGTCATCGGATTCATCGAATTCGAATATCTCGTTTTTGGCTAAATCTAATTGTGGTGGAATTTTAATAGCAATATAGTATGTTGCTTCCCAATCTGATCGTTTATTCAATTCATTAAAAGGTATTTCCACGTTTTCGACATTTACTACAGGCACCACTTCATCGTTCCCTAGTTCTAAGGTGTTGTCTTGTGTTTTTAAAATATGAAAGTCTTGCGTTCCGGCTGATGGCTGCTGCCAAAACTTGAATATGAAATTACCATTAAAATTAACGCCTTTGGTATTCAGGTTTAACTCGTCAATAATGAGTTTATGTATTTGCTTATTTACCGACGTAATCATTATACGAGCCTCCTTGCTTTCCGTGTGACTTTACGTGTGACAGCGTTCCTTGAGATATCATGCTTTGTCTTGCTCTGGTGGCGTCTTCAAATGCAACGCCTTCTTGAGACACACCATGTGACTTATACGTTGCCACTTGATTGAGTTCGGTCACAGTGTTTTCGCTGATAAATCCCTTATTTCCATCAAAGAACTTGGTGCCCTCTTCTTGATAAGTTATATACGGCACAGCGTCAACGTCATAGGTTGCTTTCGTTAAATCATTGCTCACGGTATATCGATTGCCAAAAATCATCATGTAACCTTTGTCATACGGTTTGTTTGTGTCTATGATATTGCGAAAAGTTGAGAAATCCATTACAGGAACGTTAAACATTATCTCACTTCCATTGTCGTGTTATATCGAGGAGCTCCTCGATACACGCCTCCGTGTTCCAAATCTTGTTCCGAGTTACTATCTTCAACTCTGAATTGTTCTTGTTCTGACAACCATATTTTGTCGTTTTGCCTGAACACTATATCGCTCTTTGTATAAATTGTTCTTGAACGTGATTCCATCTGTTCCCCCACGTCGGTTGTAATCATCGACTTTTTAACAACCTTACAAGAAAACCGCTCCCACTCACCGCGTTTATAAACCCATGCGGTGTGAGGATATTTCATCTTATCCACTTTAGCTTTCAAGCCATTTGTCCAAATCGTATTGCGAGATGTCAATATCGCTAGTTATATAAAGCCCTGCTTCTCGCAGAATGAGATCAACGGTGTGAGGAACAGCCGACTTTCCTTCGTTTGTATAATCTTTAATATCCATTCCCGTCATGATGATAGCTCTCAAAAACTCAATTCCAGCCTCCAAAACATAGCGTTGCTTTGTCGGTGATTGATCGATTATGTATTTAATAGCCGTATGATGATGTCGACTTCGGCCACCTCTATAAGCATCAAACATGTGCTGATAAATACGAGGGAATATTCGGTGACGGATGGTTCTTTCGTAAGAATCTCCTAGTTCGTTCCTTAAATCTTGATCCGTAATGTCAGAATTACTTGATACTTCGCTTTTTTCAGCATAATATTGTTTGTTCCACGTTTCTTTTTTCATTAAACCACCTCTTATAAACAATAAGAGGAAGGGACACCCCTCCCTCTTTTGGTCATTGCTTTATTAAGTTGTCAGTAAAGCCTTGATTCGTTGGCTCTACCTTTGCTCGCTCGTCAAGCGTTACCAACCTATCAATAATCTCTTGTTTTTTCATACGAGTATTCACGTGTAGGGAGCGATTGGCCGCAATGCTAATGAGTTGGTCTTTCTTATACTCGTCATATGTTTTTGGCCTTTGCTTTTTTTGTTGATTCACACGTTCCCAGCCACTTTTTAAATAACGTGGCAATGTTTCTTCGGTTACGTTTGTTTCAATAGATCCTTTTCTAACACGTACCATTATGCAATTGTGGCTTTAATTATTCTCTCAGGAGTAGTTACTTTAAACCCAGAAATTATGTGCACTTGAGCAGCACTACCAACCCAAGATTTCCCTGCGTCAATTACACGCTGAGCAATTCGTTGAGTAAGAATTGAAAACGCTTCGAAATCATACATAATAAATTGAGTGTCTCCCGATGCTCCTGTATCTACCAATAGAGTGTTTTCATAAACTGGTGTGCCTAGAAACATCCCAACTTGTCCTGTCCTTAGAATTTCGTCGTTGAAAGATTGTTGAAACTCTTTCCCTGAATAATTCAAAATAAGCGCGTATGTTCTTGGCGAAACTTGGAGAACGTTTGGTTTAGCTTTGTTCTCACGCAACTCTTTACGCACAGAGATAATTTGGTTTTTGATTGTGTCTTCGGTGGCAGCACTTGTCACTTCTGCGGAAGCTTGAGCCCCGTTTACAAGATAACTAAGCGCAGTTTCCTGCCACTGTTCATTCACAGTCATAACTACTTTTTCAAAGATTTCGCCAGTGCTTGGTGATTTACGAGCAGTTTCCACTGCTTCATAAATTGGTTCTGAGATTTTGAATGGTTCGTCCAATGTGATTGGAATAAGTTCGTCTGCTACGGCTTCGTGCGTGAATTCCAATGAGTCTGAGCGGTCCACGCTTCCCTTGCCAAGTCTGCGGACGAAAAGTTGCCCCATTCCGTCTGTTTGATATTTTTCAGTATAGGTTTTGCCCGCTTGAAAAATAGATTCAGCCCATAAATTTGCTTCGATAATTGGACTAAAGTCGCTGTCGATTGTTGATACGCCGCGTTCTGCAGCGTTTGCTGGTAAAAATCCCATAATATAATTCTCCTATCTTTTTTTAGACCAAGTTCCATCAGCGTTTTCTTTGTATCTTTTCCGCTTAAAGGATTCCAGCCCATTTTCATTTGCATTTTCGTCGTCGAACCCCATGCCTAATTTTTTACCTTTGTTCACAAAAAATGGCATATCAGTTACAACTTTTTCTACTGCTTGATTGTAATCAAAATCATCATTCTCTTGCATTTCTAATTTTGCAAGTTTCTTGACCTTGTCTTGATAATCGTCTTGCACTTTGTTTTTAATAAGTGCGTTCTCTAGAGCGTATTGATCGCGCTCTGTTTTGAACTTTTTAAACTCTTCGCTTTCCTTTTGCAATGCATCAAACTCGCTTCTATCCACTTTGTTTTTTTGGGTTTCAACATAAGCATCGAGTTCGTCATTTTCAAACACATTTACGCCGAGTTTTTTCGAAAGATCACGAGAAAATGTAGTCTTCGCATTCTTTTTTGCTTCTTCCACCATTTTTTGAGCTTCTTCTTTGGTTATCGTTTCCACCTCAGGGTCGCCGGTGTGCTCAGGCCCTTTGTTATTTTCATCTTCCATAATATTGCCTCCCGATTTATAGTCTGTCGACTTCTATTTTTCCCTTTTTCCGAAAAGGGTTAACGTTATTGCAACAGTGCTATCTTGCTTGTATAGGCACCAGCCTTGATAGTCATATTAATGAGCGCTGGTGATTTGGCGCCTAGAGTTGCAATGTTTGCCATTTGATTTAACCTTTTAACTTTCTGTGTCGATATGCCCACCTTCATGATGTCTTCATCCGACACGTTTTTGTCTTCTTCAAGTGGCATGGAACCTACTTTTGCATAAGGTACATTTGTCCTGCGCAACTCTGCCCATACAAAGCGTCCTTTGCTAGAACTTTTGTACATGGCCTCGAATAAATCCGCCTTTTCATAATAAACGTATATTGACCCGTTGTGAAATCGAACATACAAGTCTTTAGCGGATGTGCCAATCGCACTCACATTCGATGATAAAACCCATGACATTCCTCTTTCTCGCAATGCTTGCCGACTTTTGGAACTTGGCAATACTCTTTGGTAATCTCTTTTCTCGTCCATGACGCGATCGCCTTGAGTGCTTGCATTGGGATTGATGGCCATATTTATTCACCTTCTGACGGTTCGGTCGTTATTAGTTCTTCATCTGAAACTCCATAGAGTTCTTTTGATTTTTCTTCGTAGAAAAACCGCTGAGCAGGCGTTAGTGCTATGCCTTTTTCAATAAGCGTTGCTACATATGCCACTTCTTTCTCCTCGTCTGTCAAATCTTCTCCGTGATATTGGTTTTGTGCAGTTCGCATCGAGATTACAGAACCTTCGACTGCTTTTGAAAGAATATCCACAATGTTTTCTTTTGAAGGATTTGTAAAGTTTCCAAATTCAAGCGCGATTTCATACTCTTCTGGGGTTTTCCCGTCCATAATGTCTTGTGTTTGCAAAAGTAGATTAAACAATGATTCAAGCGTTTCACGCCAAGACTTCATTTTCTTTTCTCTTGTTCTCATTGACACTTTTTCTCGCTCCATTTGACTTTCCTGCGAGGCGTCAATGCTTTCTACTCCTGTTATTCCAACTGTGATTGGATGAAGGCTCACGAGGTTACAAGCATAAGAAATTAAAGAAGCAATGCCTGATAAGTATTTTTCACTATTTATTTTCCCTTGTACGACCTCAATTTTACTACCGCCTTCAGCAGAATCACCGCTCATGATTTCATAATCCATTCGGAAATCATTAAACTGCATTTTGCCTCCTTCAGCGTTGGTAGGAACCAAGTCTTCGGAAATCAATACTTTAATGCGACCCTTGCGTACCTCTTCCACCATGCTTGATAGAAGTTCTGACAAGGCGTCCTCTATTGTTTCTAACCCTTGGGTATCGGCTACTCCGAAAGGTGATGTAGGGAACATTCGATTGTGAGCAGTGTTGTTTTTAAGCACCACAGGCAAATCTGAAAGTTCGCTAAACTCGTAGAAGGTTGTCTGAATTCCAACTTCCTCTCCATCTTTAACTTTTAAGAAGCTTATCCCGAGAGCCTCCAACATTCCGTCTGTTAAATTCGCGATATTTATCTGTCTTGGTTCTTCTCCGTCAATAGCCAAGACCCTGTACTGAATGATTGGTCCATTACCGTCTTTCATTACTATTTCTTGTATCTCAAAATCGTCGTCGCCGACCCGTTTTCGAGACTTGAACTTATATCCTTGAATGATGCCTCGTTCTTTTATTACTTCTGTTCTTTCGGGTCTTATGACTTCCAAAATCGGTGTATCTAGTAAACCCTCGTCTATACTAATTTTAAAAGGGGCATAACCTAGACCTGATTGGTATGATTCCGCCAATCCCCATTTTTTGTCGTAAAAGTCGTTAGCTTGCAGTATGCCATCCAGTCGTTCACTTTGCTCTTCATCTTCTTCTTGACCTTCTGCATATTTTTTACCTTTGACTTTCACCTTCGCCTGAACGCCACCAGAAGTTATTAGGTTTACAAATGTTTCGTTTATCATCGGTATAATTCCGAAAAACACTCTTGCGTTGTGTGGCTGAACGTTGAACCAGAAAGAATTGTAGCGAGCACTTCTCCCATATTTGTCAAGGGCCGAAAATTTGGCGTAATCTTCTTTGTAGAATTTCTCAACGGCTGAAGAATCGCCTGAAAGAAGAACTTTATTTCTGTACAAGTTGAATTCAAATCTGGCATTACTTTCCAGATCATTGATTAAGTAATTGTGTTTCATATTGAACCCATAATTCATGTTTTCACTTCCTTTTCATTAGTTGTTTGAATCGAGGGGTCAACGAATAGTCTAATGCGTCAGACACATCGTTCCATAACTCGTCCTCATCGAGCATTACACCATTGACACCTTTGACTTTTCCCATATTTTTCTTAATTATTTGAGCCCCTGTTTCTTTAACAAACAACATACGGTACTTATATATCAATTGTTCCTTCATCGTTACTCTAACTCTCGTATCGATTAGTTTGGTTTTTTTAATAGAGCCCTTGATATCAATCGGGTATTTAATCCCTTTTTGAAATGCATAAATCAATGCAGGTTCAGCGTTGTCGATATACACAGCTTTTAATCGATGGTGAAACATCTTCCACCACTTATCAATAAAGGCGTTGAACTCTCGAACGGTTTCCGTATGACCAATTTGTTTGGAAATACCTCCATCCAAAATCACAATCCTTTGATATAACGTTGAATAGCCAGCTACACAGAAAACGGTCTTACCTCTATTTTCTTTTTCTGCTCCTCCACCTACGTCTATCCCGACAAGCACCTCTTTTATTGCGCCAATGTTTATTTTTTCAAAAGATATGTCGTGCATTTTCGTTAATAGATGAGCATACAACACGCCCTCCGTGATGGCGCGGATGCCTAATACTTTGCTGTTAAATTCAAATGACCCTTTTGGATGCATTGACATCATTCTTTTTATCCACTCTGCTGTCGCAAGCGGTCTGTCATCAAGGCCAAAAAAGTAATAAGTCCAGTTTTCTTTCGGTTCCACTTCTTCCATTTGCTGCATGGTCGTGTGTGGCACGTCTATTTCGTTTTTTTCTGTAGGCCTACATTGATTTAAATAACTGTAGAAAACTTTTTCCGGATCGTCTCCATTGCTGGTGGCTATCAGTTTAGTCCCAACAGACGCAACTCGAGTAAAAACCGCTTGGACAAAATTCTTGTGAGCGATGTTAAACTCATCCGCAAATATCATATAAGGCTTAGATCCCAGAACTTTTTGTGCTGAGTTTTTATTATGATAACCCACGAAGAAAACTTTTTAGTTTCTATTTCACCTTCATAAGAAACATCTACTTCAATGCG